CACCTTGGACCCGCGGCGCCATGCCGACGACCTCCGGCAAACGTGGCAAGCGAGGGTTCTTGCGGGAACAGACGGACAAATCCGAGCCGTGCTGCTGTCGATCCTTGCTCACTACTTCGATGCAGAGCCGCTGCAAGTGCTGCTGCGAGTTCTGTACCCCGGATTCGTCAGCATCTCGGCGCCGTTCTACTGCAGCGCCGCGAAGGTCGATAAGGCTGGGCGCATCGTCGCGGACGTGGTGACGGACTACGGGGCGGTGCTCAAGAATACGGTGGTGTTCAAGAGCGAAATCGACATGCGCGGGGCGATGCGCAAAGTCGCCGACCGGCTCCGCCTGAACGACCAGGATCGCGTCGAGCTGTTTGTCTGCGCCAAGAAATGGGTGGTCGCCGATCGCCGGCTCGACCCGACGATGGACCCACAGGATCCCGATGCCAAGCGACTCGTTTACCATTGAATCCGCGCAGATCGTCATGAAGCGCCGTCCGGACCTTCGCGGCGATCCGATGCAAGTCGAACTGCTTGTTCACCCCAGCGAAGGGGAGGAAGGGTTATGCGTATCCCTTCATGATGGCCCCATGACAAGGGAAAAGTTCGTCAAAGCACTGTCGATGTTTGCGTACGCTCTTTCTCGCTGGAGGGTTAGCGAATGAGATACGCCACATGCTCGCCAATTACATTCGCAAGTTGTTGAAGCAATAATGCAGAACGCCGTCGACCGCATCGAGAACGTTGGAACGCCCCGCCGGATTCCCGACTGGGAGGCGACGCTTTTCAACGACATCATGCAGGAATTCTATCAGTATTCGACCTGGCGGGCCGTGTTCGCCGGGCACTGGGAGGAAACGGCCGAACTGATCGCGCCGAACTTCCGCAATACGTTCTTCTATCAGAACTACAACACCCCAGGCGTCAAGAAGACCCAGCAGCAGATCGATGCGAGCGGCGGCCTTGCGCTGCACCGCTTCACCGCGATTGCGAATTCCCTCGTGACTCCGCGGAACATGAAGTGGCACGGGATCGAGGCCGACGACCCCTATGTGATGAAAGACCGGGCGACGCGGCTCTATTTCGAGCAGGTGACCGAGATCATCTTTCGGCAACGCTATGCCGCGACCGCGAATTTCTTCTCTCAGAACAAGGCGAACTGGAGCAGCGTCGGCGCGTTCGGCAACGCCACGATGTTCATCGACAACTTTGATGGGCGCCTGCACAACGGCCTGCGAGGCCTGCGCTACAAGGCGGTGCCGCTGGGCGAGACGTTCTTTGGCGAGAACCACCAGGGCCAGGTCGATCGGATGATCCGCTGGTTCCGGCTCACCGCCTACCAGGCCGTCCAGAAATGGGGCATCGCTGCGCTGCCGGCCAATCTGCACGCTCCGCTCAAGCAGAACTCGCAGTGGCCGTACAACTTCTTGCACCGTGTGAAGCCGCGCGACGACTATGACCCGCAGCGCCTTGACGAACGGGGCCTGCCGTGGCGGTCGGAATACGTCAGCATCGAAGGCCAGTGCCTCATGCAGCCGCCGGGCGGATTCCCGGTGTTTCCGTTCGCGATCGCGCGCTACGAGGGCGCGCCCGGCGAGGTCTACTACCGCGGGCCCGCGCAAATCGTGCTGCCGTCGCTCAAGACCTTGAACGCCCAGAAGCGCACCTTCCTGAAGGCCGCGCATCGTGCCGCCGACCCGGTGCTGTTCACCAACGACGATGGCGCCATCGGCGCCGACCTGCGCCCAGGCGTGCTGAATAAGGGCGGGGTGACGATGGACGGCAAGATGCTGGTCCATCCGCTCCCGGTCGGCGATATCCAGGTTTCCGAGCAGATGATGGGCGAGGAGCGCGCCATCATCGACGACACGTTTTTGGTTAGCCTGTTCAAGGTGCTGTCCGAGCACCCAAACATGACCGCGACGCAGGTCATGGAGCTGGTGAACGAGAAGGGCATGCTGGTCGCCCCGACGCTCGGCGGCATGTTCGATTACGTCAATCAGCTCGCCGAGCGGGAATTGGATTTGCTCTCCCGCATGGTGGACCATCGGGGCCGGCCGGTGCTCCCGCCGATGCCACCAGTGCTCCGGGAAGCCCGAGGGGCCTACCGCATTGTGGACACCTCGCCGCTCGCGCTCGCCGCCCGCGGCAACGAGGCGGCCGGCCTGGTGCGCTGGATGGAAACCACGCGCGAGATGGTGAACGTCACCCAGGACATGTCCTGGCTCGACTACATCAACGCCGACGTTGCCTCGCCCGAACTCGCCCGCATCAACAGCGTGCCGGAAAGCTTCATCGCCGATGCCAAGATGATCGCCGACAAGCGCAAGGCTCGCGCCGACGCGCAGCAGCGGCAAGAGCAGATCCAGGCCGCCCCGGCCCAGGCAGCCATGATCAAAGCGCGCGCCGTCGCCGCCAAAGCTCCGGAGCCCGCCGCAATATGATAATCGACGTAGAAACGCCAACTTTCAGAGGAGTACCCTTGCCATATTTGCCGGATGGAGTGCTTCTTACGGCATTACGTCTCTCAAAATATCAGTTTTCCTGGGACTACCAGAAAGCGGTTATCGAGGAATGCGCGCGAAGACTCACGCATGAAAACTTTGATGTTTGGTCCTCCAAAGTGGAGGAAGCCGCCCAATGACCCCACACGAACAGAAGGCGTTCTCCCTCATCGAGGAGCGGCAGCGCGCCTACAAGCTCGCCTTTGGATCGCCGGCCGGGCAGGCCGTGCTGGATGACTTGGGGGAGTTCTGCCGTGCGCGCCGGTCAACTTGGCATATCGACTCCCGGCTTCATGCCGCGATGGAAGGCCGCCGCGAGGTCTACCTGCGCATCCAGGACTACATGGGCATGACGGCCGAGGAAATATTCCGCCTCTACAACCCACAGCACAAACCGAACGAGGATCCCAATGGGTGAAGCTCCCGCCGCCGCCCCCGCGGGCGATACCGGCAACCAGACTCCCTGGCACGCCGGTGTGGACGCCGATATTCTCGGCACCTGGCAGATGAAGCACTACGATCTGTCGGATCCAAAAACCGTCGCGATCGAGGCCACAAAAGCGTACAATAACGCTCAACAAAAACTTGGCCATTCGCCGGACTTCATGCTGAAACTCCCGACCGATCAGAACGATGTGGCCGGTTGGGAATCCGTCTGGCAGCGCCTTGGTGCGCCGGCCGACCCAAAGGAATATGACTTCTCCTCAGTCAAGCATGCCGATGGGAGCGCCCCGGACCCGGCCCTGCTGGAAGCGGTCCGGCAGGCCGCCGCCGCCGTGCGCGCGCCGAAGGAACGGGCCGGCGAGATCGCCAACGCTCTGCTCAAGCACCTCGACGGCACCAAGGCCAGCCAAGCAGCCGAGGCAGCCGCCAAGCTTGCGGCGGAAAAGGCGGAACTTGCAAAGTCATGGGGGACGAATGCGGAATTCAATCGGCTGACCGCGATGCAGGGAGCAAAGCGCCTCGGAGTCGATGAGGAAACCGTGGCCAAGCTCGAAAACGCGGTCGGCTACTCGAAGGTGATGGAGATGTTCCGCAAGGTCGGCGCCGGCACGCGCGAGGACACCTTCCACGAGGGCAGCCGCGGGAATGCCGGCGGGTTCCCGGCGACGGCCGAGGGCGCACAGTCGCGGCTCAACGAACTGATCGCCGACCGGGCATGGGGCGAGCGGCTGACCAATGGCGACGCCGCCGCGCGCCGCGAGTTCGACAGCCTCACGCAGATGATCGCCAACGCGGCGTGATCCGCATCGACCCGCCGATCCCTCTCGATACGCCGAAGGAAGGAACGATCGAAATGACCGACGTGGCCGCCGAACCGAAGAAAGAGCACCATTTCGCCCGCCTTGCTCGCCTTCGCCGCGAGCGCAAGGCCGCGGGCATCGTCGAGGAGCACCCTGCCACGAAAGCGGCCCGGCTGAGACGCGAGGCGCAGGCCATCAGGGCGGCCCATCGGGCAACAGAGCCCGCGCCCGCGCCGCCTGTGGTCCGCCATTCCGGCTCGACCGATCCGCTTGCCGGGCTGAGCCGGACGGAATGCTGCATCGGATGCCACGACGGACACTGCGTCATCACGGGTATCAACGTATGCGGCCACCCGCAGAAGGGCGGGCTGCAGCCGACGCTGATGATGCAGCCTGACGTTCTCAGCCGCTACACCGCGGCAAAGAAGCGGCTTGCCATCGACGATATCCAAAATCGCACCTGAGTACGTTGTGACTCCGGCGCCTGGTCGCGTATCAGGCGCACGTTCGATGGAACAGGACCCCGCAAGGACACGTCCCGACTGACAGCACACATGGCCCCCGCAAGGACACGGCCGAAGGTTTGGCCCCGAGACACCCTCGGGAACGAGCATTCGCCCTGGAGCGGCGCGGCCCATGTCCGAGAACCTGTTCAAACTTTACGTCACCCAGTTTTCGACCGTCCTGAACCTCAAGCTGCAGCAACGGCAATCCAAGTTGCGCGGCCGGGTGATGGAAGGCTTCCACGTCGGCAAGCTGGCGTCGCCCATCCAATACGTCGGCGCGATCCAGATGCAGCAGCCGGCCGGCCGCTTTGCGCCGCTGAACCGCCAGGACGTGGACTTCACCCGCCGATGGGTGTTCCCGGTCGACAAGGAAGCCTCGCAGCTCATCGACGGCTTTGACAAGCTCAAGCTGCTGCAGGATCCGACCTCGCAATACAGCGATGTGGCCGCGGCGGCCGTCGCCCGCGAATGGGACGATCGCATTATCGCCGCAGCCTTCGCCACCGCCCAGATCGGCGTCGATGCCAGCGGCCTGACCGCCGAAACCTTCAACACCGGCTCGACCGTCACCGGCGCCGGCTGGCAGATTCCGAGCACCTTTGGCTCCTCGGCGGCGTCCGGCCTGACCGTGGCGAAGATGATCGAAGCCAAGCGCGCGTTCCGGAAGGCCCAGGTCGATGTGGACATGGAGCCGATGTGCTGGGTTACCAACTCCCAGGGCGAGAGCGACCTGCTCAATCAGGTGCAGGTGGTTTCGAGCGACTTCAACGGGAATGCGCCGCGGCTGGTGGACGGCAAAGTGGTCCACTTCATGGGCTTCGATATCGTCTACTCGGAGCGCTTGGTTTCGAGCTCCAACCTGCGCCAGAACATCGTCCTGGTGAAGTCCGGCGCGTACCTGGGAATCTGGCGCGACACGATCAACGACATCAGCCAGCGCAAGGACCTGTCGAGCCTGCCGTACCAGCTTTACACCGGCATGAGCTCCGGTGCGACGCGCTTGGAGCCCGGCCGCCTGCTGCAAGCCCTGTGCGCCGATACGTCGGCCGCATCGGACGTGACCCCGTAGGAGGCTCCGATGTCTGATCATTACGTCGCCCTCGACGATGGTGTGGAGGGCTTCAAGTACGCCGACTTCACCACGGGAACGTCGAATACGGTCGGCGTTCACCAGGTCGAACTTCGTGTTCAGGACGGCACCAATCTGACGCGCAAGGATATGGAAAACATCCTCTCCGCGTTTCAGCGGTTCTTCCAGAACGCGCAGCAAGTCTCCGCAGCCGGATTCCAGGTGGCCTTGTGATGCCCACGATCAAGACTGGTAACCTCGCTCACGACAACGCCTGCGCCGCGGCTGAAATCACGCGACAAGCCGCCGTTGCAGGCACTCCGACGCAGGCTCAGGTGACGGCTGCTGATGTCGCCTTCTATCGGACCTGCCGCGCGAGTGCGATCGCCAACAACAACGGGGTCCAGGCGGCAGAGTTTTCCGCGGCGCTCAAGGCGCTGAACGTCGGCGTCGCTTAACGAGGAATAGATCATGGCCGTCGTAACCACGAAATCCACTTCGATCATCAACGCCGACTCGCTGCCGATCCTTGCCGGGACCATCGGCGAATACGCCCCTGGCATGCTGCGCTGCGCCTCCGACGTGTGCGCGGCGCTGACCGGCGACTCGACCAACTCGGTTTACAAGCTGGTCCGCATCCCGACCACGGCCAAGATCAAGTCGGTCTACCTCACCAGCAACGTGACCGTCGCCGGCAACGGCGATATCAGCGTGTTCTATTCCGACTCCTCGACCGACGGCACCAACCAGTCGCTCGGCGGGCCGACGAACGCGGCGGCCGTGCAGATCAGCGCCGCGGACAACAAGCTGTTCGGCGCGGCCCAGGCGCTGACACTGGCAAATGTTCGCACCGACATCACCTTCAAGAACACCTTCGTGCCCGTTGCCTCCGCGACCACCGGCATCGTGTCGGCGAACTATCAGGACACGCCGTTGTGGCAGGTGCTGGTGGCGCTCGGAACCACGCAGTTCTCGGCAGATCCCGGCGGGTTCTTTGACCTTTGCGTGAAGGTGACGACCGGCATCAACACCGGCGGGTACGTCTCGCTGGAATGCTACTACGTCGAATGAGGCAACGATGGCGACCGCAACCGAGCGCACGCTGATGAATGCCCTGGCCGCGGCCGAAGGCATACGGCAGGCCGCAAAGAATGCGGCGCTTTCGACCTATGCCGCCGCCGGGTTCACTCCCGGCGCGCTCGCGACCTACAACACGGCGCTCGCGGCTGCCGACAACACCTATGTCACGTCGGCGCAGTCGGCCATCAACACGGCCGGCGCTGAAACGACGGTCGGCCTGGTGAACCCTGCCGGCGGCGTCAGTCTCGCCACGATCTTTGCCAACCCAGGCGCGGCGCAGCAATAATGGCCGTTCTCTACATCACCGAGTTCGCCGACATTACGTCGTTTATGCAGGGCGGCAAGCTGTTTCAGATGCCGCAGCAGCCGCCTGTGGTCGAGCAGGCAATAGCAACGAGCGGATCGTCGGCCTCCTCCGCGGCGTTCAATTCCAAGACCCGGTACGTGCGCCTTCACAACGATAGCTCCAGTGCGGTGTGCTTTCTGTTCGGGACGGGCACTGTGACCGCGGTTGCCGGCACCAATGCCAGGCTTTCGGCAGG